CAAACTAATGGCGTTAAATCGCCTACTATTTTCGATCGACGGAGGTAGTTGGGGCGTTACGACGCCCCTCTATTTCGACAAGTCAGAGGATAGTAATTGTTTGAACAACGAGATGTAACAGTAATATCAGAAACTGTATTAACGAAATTCTGGTGCCCGAGTCCGCACAACTCGACCAGTTTGACACACTGGTAACGTAGCTTAATGATTTATGAATCTGCTGTGCAACAGATGAGATCATTATGTCCTTCGGGACAGGTTGGCAACCACCGGGTATTTTCCCAAACTTTGAGAGTATAGCTCAGGATTAAGTTCCTTTAGAGCGCTCTCTTAGCGAGGCATTTATCCCCTCTTCTCTAGTTATTAATTTTGGAATAAAGTAAAGCATTTTAAGCACTTTGGACTCAAAAGGTAATAAGAGACCCGAACCCAAGAGCGCGGGGAGGCATATACATTCCATTACTCCGAAAGAGTATGGGGATTAGTATTCCTTAAGCTAATAGTCACAACTCGCCCAAGGCACGCAAATAGAGAGGTTACTATAGGAAGTAAAAGCTGATGGTAGTTTTATGATAAGAGAACTGACCAGATGCATCCTTGAAGACCGCCGTGTAGTAGCAAGCTTGAGTAGACTAGGCTAAGAAACTAATTTTTGTTAAACGGATTGGCAATCCGGCCGACACCTTAGTTAGTGTAATTATTTTGTATTGAAATGATTCGATGAACACTACAGAAGAGAAAATTGTGTAGGGAAATCCACAATTAAAATTTTAAGATTCTCAGAACCCCGGATGGCTTCGGGTTGGAGCTAGATCCCTTGCAGATTATTGACACATTTGTGAGGTTTTGTCAGCCATGACATTTTTTACCGCGGAGGGAAACCGCTTTAAGGACTCTTTCATGGCGCTGGTACTTGCCACGTACCGATTCCCATTTTTCTTGCTCGCACTCTTTTGCGAGTGCTTGAGAATTGGAAGATCATGTTGTATGATTGTATTTTATCTTATTCGCAACATGATGTACTCGATCGCTGATCACTTAACAAAGCGATTCGAGTACCCCATTATTTTGATGGGAATAATGTATTGTGTACAGAGTGTGTGCACAGTATTTGGATTTTTCTTGCGTTTCGATATGCAAATTCTTCTTACGTATTTGTGGATGCTCTTCATTGGGTATCGATATTTATGTATTGAAGAGGCTGCTGAGTTCGCTGAAAGATCACGAAAGTTGAGACAATTGCAGAAACGCGAAATGAAGATGGAGCGTAGAGCAAGAAAGTCTCGCAAGAAATTGGTGAAAACATACCGACCGCAAGGTTTGTGTAAGTTGGCTACCAATTTCGCAAAACGAGAAATCACGAATGCTATTTATGGAAATGAAGAATTCATCAAGAAGGAAGTGGAAGCTTTACTTCTGTTGTCTGTTTCTGTCCAGGATAGTAAGTCGTGGCGCGGTGTTCTAGCTGCTGTGTTATCCTATGTCAAATCACATTTCGATACATCACTCAGTTCTGTTGTAATTCAATGCATACAGGACATCTTTGCAATCGACAAAGTTGAATTGTATAAGATTCAAGCGGGTGAAAAATCGGATAGTGAGGAAGCAAAGGAAGACGAGAAACCGTTAGGTGATGAAGCCGCTTGGCTTCAAACCATGCGTCTTCTCAACAGCAATTGGAAACTAGCCGTGAACAATGAAGGTTTTGAAAAGATTTCGAAGTTACTGTCTTTGTTGATAGGAGCAGGATTGGTGAATGCTGCATCGATAAATACAGATGTTGCGGGATTGCAACTGTTTTCGGAATTGGCCGTTCCTAAGCACGTCAGTGCATTCGATCTGGCTGATGCTTCTCTGGCTACCGTCACATATTTTGTGGAAGGTGGTTATGAGAGTTTCCGAACGGGATCGATCAAACCTTTGTTATATGGTGAGCATGAAATGCGTAAATTTGACGAGGATTACCTCAAGTGTCGAAAATATGCAGATTATGCCCGCCCTGGAAACCTTGCAATTTTGTCTATTGATGAGAATGATTTAGAAAGACTCTACGCAGATACCATTGATTTGGGAAAGCGTTTGAGTAAAACTGTGAAGAGTGCTCTGATTAAGAAACAATTGCAAGACCGTCTCATTAAACTACAAGACTTACACAGCACTTTCCAACAGTACCGACAGTCGGGTGGCATTCGAGAGAAGCCATACTGTATTGGTATCTATGGAAAATCAAGTGTTGGAAAGTCCACCATTGGTCCCCTATTGATGGTGAGTAGTTTGGTATACAATGGATTTCGCGCAGATGATGAATCTATGATAGTTTTGAATGAACATGACAAGTACATGTCGAACTATAAGTCATCAATTATGGGAGTTTTCTTGGACGATGTCGGAAATACAAAAGCCGAATTCGTGGAAACCGCTCCCACTGTGCGAATCTTGGAACTGGTCAATAATGTGAAGATGTACGCCAATATGGCTGAGGCTGAACTGAAAGGTAAAGTCTCTATTCAACCAAAGGTTGTCGTCTGTACTACCAATGTGAAAGATTTTTGTGCTCATACCTATTCTAATGAGCCAGTATCTATCGCTAGGCGTGCGAATATTATTTTGACCGCTACCGTGAAGCCCCAATTTGCAGAGAATAATATGCTCTGCACACGAAAAGTGGAAGAGTTTTACGGTAAAGATGATATCCCCGATGTTCCAGATTTATGGCATTTCAAGGTGGAGAAAGCATATCCTGTTCCTAATACGACAAAGGGTAAGCCGGACACAATTGGTTGGAAAACATTAGTTTGGAACGGAGTTCAGATGGATGCAGTTGACATTTATACAGTAATGAAATTTGTTAACTTGGATTCATCCCATCATTTTGCTGAACAAAAACGTATTGTGAAAAACAACAGTAATTTGGCCCAAAAACTCGCATTTTGCTCTGGTTGCAAATCGCATAAAACAATTTGTTTGTGTGGTGACCAAGAGCACGATGTCAAATACATTGAGTCGCCCTATGTACCGGCGAAGAATGTTCGGCCAGCAGCAAATTTTGGAAGAGGTAAGAACACACATTGGGATGCACCTACTGCTGCACAGATTTCAGAGATGAGATTTGAAGAGGATTTGAAACGTCCTGTGAAATACAGCAGACAAGCAGGGGAATATATCCGCAATAAAACCCGCGAATTTGTTAACTCATTTTCGATGGGCTACACTTACGCAGATGTGTTCGACAGATTGGAGCAATTTTCTAATCCAATTCTGTTACCAATAGCCAATTGGACACCCGCTCGATATTTTGAGAGCCATTACGTTCGTTGGATATATGCTTGGTGGTACGGATTCTTTCCTACGCATGTGAGATATTTAGGTATAACTCTTGCCTTTACCTGGGCAATGTTAGTTGGAGCTTTTCTTCCACGCCAATTGCTTTCATGTGTGTATGTTGTTTTTGTATTTTGTGCATCATACGGCTTTTTATGGCTGACAGAGTACAATTTGTTGATCGAGGCAGTTCGCGACACCACTGTAGCTGAACGCCTCCATCGTATCGAGATGTCCTCTAAGATCAAATATGTTCTTGCCGGAAGCGCATTGTTAGCGACTGCTTATTTGATGGCTCGAAGTATTCGAACCACAAAATCAGCTTTTAGTGCGCAGGGGATGATGCACCCTTCTCAGAGAGAAATTGAAGAGAGGGACTTGAACGACATAACTGATAAGATCAAGGAAGAGATGAATTGGGCGAACATATTTGTAAGTCCTGTTCCTGTATCTCATAAAAGCAAGACAACAACCCATTCAGATTTGAAGGATATGACTCAACGTAATCTGACGTTTATGAGTACAACCGTCAATGGCAAGTTTTATGGAACTGACGCTTTCTTTATCTGTTCGAACGTGATGTTGATGCCCAACCATGCCTGGATGGCAGACGAAATGTTGTGCGAATTTACTAGACACGATCGCAAGTCGATTGGTGGTAACTTTAAAAGTTATGTATCGCGCAAGCATTCAGTGGACATACCGGGTATGGATGCTTCTCTTGTTTGGATTGCAAATGGAGGTTCGTGGAAAGATCTGCGTGATTATTTCCCAACCGTGATGCCTGTGGGTAAACACAATGCAGCCGAACTCATCTGGAAGGATGATCATGGAATCGTGCGAACCTCACCTACTGCTATCAAGCATGGGCAGGCTTCGAATGGACACATGAGCTTCCCCGGTGGTTACTACACATTGAATTTCAACACTTGTGTTGGGATGTGCATGTCACCACTGATCAGTGAAACTAAGTCCCCCTATTTTGCAGCATTCCATTTGGGTGGTATCGATGACACACCACGCGGATGCGGTGGAACTATTTTGCGTAGTCAGATAGACACCGCTCTTGCCAAGCTCCAGTCCATCCCATCTGTATTAGTTTCGGCTAGTGCAGGTACCATGGAAACTGAGAAATATGGTGTTCAATTTATGACGTCAGATGAGATTCATGAGAAGTCCCCACTTCGGCGACTACCCATTTTAGAGGGTAAGTGTCCTAATATTGAAGTCTTTGGAACCTGCTTGGGACGTGTGACGTACTACTCCGATGTAGTTACTTCATGTATCTCCAAGTACGTTGAGACTGTGTGTGGAGTTCCCAATAAGTGGGGTGCCCCGAAATTCCGAAAGGGAGATCCATGGCATGCTTCTCTTGAACATTCGTGTCAGCCATCTCATGGTATTGAAGGATCCTTGTTAGCACGAGCATGCGAGGATTATTTAGAGCCATTCGAGAAATTGCTGAGTGAATACCATGCTTTGAGAACGAACACACGCCCCTTGACGAGGATGGAAACTGTTTGTGGCATTGATGGAAAGAAATTTGTTGACAAGATGCCACCGAATACATCTGTTGGTTACCCACTATCAGGCCCAAAGCGAGCTTATTTGACGTATTTGGATCCGGAGATGTTTGAGGGATTTAATTGCCCCGCAGAACTGGATGATATGTTTTGGAAGGAGTTCGAGAAAGCGGAGGAAATGTACGCTCGAGGCGAACGGTACTATCCTGCTTTCAAAGCATGCCTGAAAGACGAACCAACAAAATTGTCTAAGGACAAGGTACGAGTGTTTCAAGCAGCTCCTATTGTTTTACAGATGCTGACACGGAAGTATTTTCTTCCTATTGCTAGGATATTATCGTTATTTCCAGCATTGTCAGAATGTGCAGTGGGAGTGAACTGTCAAGGACCTGATTGGGCACATTTATCGGAGCATATGCGTAAATACGGAATCAACCGCATTTTAGCTGGAGACTATTCCAAGTATGATTTGCGTATGCCTGCTCAAGTGATGTTTGCCGCATTCCGCATTCTAATAGAGATTGCACGTATTTGTGGTTATTCAGAACGAGACATTACGATTATGGTTGGCATTGCCACTGACATTTGTTATCCTGTGATGGCGTATAATGGTGATTTGATTCAACATATCGGATCGAATCCATCTGGTCAGAACCTAACAGTGTACATCAATTCAGTGGTCAATTCCCTACTCTTCCGCAGTGCTTTTTATAACCTGCGTGGAGTGGACAATAAAACCAAGTTTCGTGACGTGTGTGCCTTATCAACTTATGGAGATGACGTTAAGGGATCTGTGAAAGAAGGAAATGATGACTTTAACCATTTGTATTGTGCTGAATTCTTTGCAAAGCATGATATGGTTTTCACAATGCCTGACAAGGAATCCACCCCAACAGCCTTTATGCGCGACGTTGATGCTGACTTTTTGAAGAGAAAGAATGTATTTTGCGCGCAAACAGGTTGTATCATGGGGGCATTGGATGAGGAGTCAATCTTCAAGAGCTTGCACTCAAATTTGAAGTCGAAGGCAAACACAAAAGAAAAACTTGCTGCTGATAACATTGACGGCGCCCTTCGTGAATGGTTTAACCATGGTGAAGGTATCTATGAGAAGCGCCGCGTACAAATGCGTGAAGTTGCCGAAATGGCCGGAATTTCGCATATGTGCACAATGCTTGACCAAACATTTGGTGATCGTGTTGAACATTGGAAGGATCGGTACATTCGTGGAATCGAACCAGATGATAATGACACCGTTCCAGATGCTGAGTTATACAGCAAGCAAGCAGGAGAATATGTGCCCCAGCAATGCTTTGTCGAACGTATCATACCCGTTTTTGATACAGATGGAGCTATTGTGAATTCGATCCCCGTCATCAATTGTGGTGGGGGAAGTTCGTTCCTTGCAAATTGTGCTCTTATTTTGGCATCATTTTTCTTCATCATCGCGATCCGTGAACATTTTTACCCTCGTTATCGACCACAGGCTGGCGCTTGGGATGTCGATGATGATATACCACCATGGGTAATGGACCCTGATTGGATTCCTCCTCGTGTCCAGAATATATTGAACTGGGTGCACGAAGGATTGGTGGAATTCTCTGCGGACGATCTTGACGATTATCTCGACGATATCACGGAACACGAGTTTGTGTGTCGTTATGTCTCGCGACGAATTGAGATATCAGAAAAGATTGCTCCCGCAGCATAGTTTGGACAACTTGATGTATCCCTCTGAGTGGACCTATCCGCTCATGATTATAAAAATAGGTGTGTGTATATGGATACCGTAGTGTATGTATAGTCGTCTACCGTGAACTTAGAATGTATATTATAGGCTTTGCACATATAGGCCGGTCCTCGTACCGAACCCCTATTTAGGGGAGAAGTTAGCCGCTTCAACAATCACCGTAGACAGCTGC